GGATTGTCCGATGCGGAAACAGGAACGCCTTTCCCGTGCTTATAGTCGGTGATGACGAGAGTATCGCCGCCGAACATGATGCAGTCGCACCGGCCAAAGGCTTCGGGGACCACATCGGATATGTCTACCTTAACCTCGAAAGCGATATACGGCTCGTTGTCGAACCCCATCGCTCTTTCAGCAAGGTGCTCGGAATAGGTTTCAGCAGTCTGCAACATCTCATCGTCCCACTGCGGGTCGGCCTTGTACTTTTTCAAGACCTTGTTGTACTCGGTCTTCTTGATTTTCTTGAAGTGCAGCTTGGCGCTGACTTCACAGATGCTGTGCGCAATCGTTCCCTCTCTCGCATACTCGCTGGGCTTTTCAGGTAACTGCGCCTCAAGCCGTGGGGCCAGAGGGCAGTTCAGCCAGCGGTGCGCACTGGACGGCGAGAGGAGCGCATGGGCGCTCAAATCTTCGCCCCCATGTCACGCAGGGCGGTAGCGAACGCACCCAGCTGCTCAGGTTTCAGATCCATGACGGCCTGAACGCCAAAGGAATGTAGCAGGTTCATCAGGTCGTTCACCTTGCCCGCGTCCATCAGCTGAGCGCCAGCAGCCATAATCTGGTCTACCGTGTACTTTGGCGGCTGTGCGAGAGGTACGCCGGCCACAGGCATATTAGGCTGTGCAGTGGTAGCAGGAGCAGGCATAGGGGCCGCAGGAGCGGGAGCCGGCATAGGCTGCTGCACAGGTGCGGCGGGAGCCTGCTGAGGCACAACGGGCTGGGGCTGCTGCACAGGTGCGGCAGGAGCCTGCTGTGCGGTCGGGAAAGGTCTTGCGCCCAGAGCAGCGGCGAGATTGTTCAGCGCATTTGCCAGTTCGGGCGCCTCGATGGTGAGTTTCATTTCGAGCATAGTTTTGTCCTCCTTAGAAATTTATTGATTAGTATTCACAACGGAATACGTTCTCACGGTTATCACCGGCCACAAAGAACAGGTAATCGGAAAGGGCTTCGCAGCCGCTCTCATACCAATCTTCAAGAGCCTCGGTCGCCACGTCGTAGTCGTTCTCGGTAATCTCACGGGACTGCTCCCAATAGCCCGAGAACTGATTCGGCGCAGAGACAACTTCTAAAACGGAATCTCCAAACCGTCCATCGCTGACACGGTTCAGAATCACTTCACAGACAAGGCGTTTATCGTGTTCCTTGTCGTCATAGCACTCTCCCGCAAGGGTGAGCACCATAGCCTCAAGTTCTTCGTCCGCCCACACATTTTGGGCGGGCATTTCTTTTACCTCTGGATACTCCGGCTGGCTGGTCGCCATCTCGGGTTTCGGCAAAACCGTTTGGCTGCCAGCGTCTGTTCCGCAGGCTGTAAGCAATAGCGGCGCCATAGCAAGGATTAACACGGTTTTTGCAATCTTTGTTATCTCAATAGTTTGCTGGATTTGAGCAAAACACCCACAGTCAAGAAAGGAGACTTCGAGATGGATAAGAAAATCATCGACATCATGGAGGGCGCATTGCGCAGGTTCATTGAAGAACTGATTCAATCCGAGAATGGTCCCAGTGAGGACGACATTGAATACATCAAGTCCGAGCGCGAGTACATAAAGCAGCTGAAAGCAATCTAAGTCGAAACGCCCGAAAGGGCGTCGCCGGGAACTGCCCCACCCGGCCTGATGATGACAGGGCAAGTACATATCAAGGAGGACAAAATCATGGCAGAGTTGAAACAGGGCCGTTGGGTCAAGGTTCACGAACCCGGACAGGCGAATTTCGTCGAGCACGAGAACGTCATGGACATCGTGATCGGAACTGGCCGCCTCCAAGCTGAGGCGACCTACACCGTCCGCAGCTACAAGAAAGCCGCCTACTGGCTTGGCGAGTATCTCAAGGCTGCGGAGGCGCTGCAAATCGTTGCTGACGAGATGCTGACGAAGATTCAGGACGCTGCGGCGAGCGCCAACCGCGAGGAGGATGAGATGGCCGCCGATGGAGACGGCTGGAACTGCACCATCGAGCGGATGGGCGAAGGCAGCTTCAAGGTCCAGCTGAGCTGGGCGGTCAGCGAGCCGGTTACGAAAAAGACCAAAGAAAAACCCGCGCCGAAGAAGCGCGGGCGAAAGAAAAAGGAGGCTGAATAATGCACCTGACATTGGAAGTTAAGCGATACCACGAGTTCTTTTGGCTGAGAGACATTCAAGCCGTGAACATTTACAAATGCTGCGCCGAGTGTTTCATCGGCAACCGGGACAGCCGGGTCTATCACGGGACCCTGCACCAGCCCCACGCACTCATCGACATTGATGTGAAAGAGAACCCCAAAGCGGTTGCATATTACCTCTGCGGGCTGAGCGCGGGGTTCAATTACCACCAGAACACGCACGTGGCGTTCATTCCCGCTCCGGGCGAGACGGTGTTCGTGGACAACGCCAATATCCGGCTGACGATTACGGATGCCAAGCGGGTTGATTTCCAGAGCTACGTCCCGAACCCGCCGGGATACTTCACCCGCCGG